AAGCAACACCTTACACAAACCTTCTTATGAAGATGGGCGTTAGCACATTTGAAGACCTAGCAGCATCTAATGCTTTGGTTCGTCCAGGTGCAATGAATACTGTAGGTGGATCTTATGTTCGTCGTAAAAAGGGTGATGAAATGATTACATATGCCCATCCAATTATGCATGAATTTACAGAACGTACATACGGTGTTATTATTTATCAGGAACAAGTCATGCAAGCTTGCGTTCACTTAGGCGGAATGACTTGGATGGAAGCTGATAAGGTTAGAAAAATTATTGGAAAGAAGAAAGATGCTAAAGAGTTTGATATATTTAAAGATCAGTTTATTGCGGGAGCAAGCAAACATATTACTCCAGAAGATGCCGCCAAACTTTGGCATGACTTTGAAGCTCATGCTGGTTATTCTTTCAACCGTTCCCATGCTATTGCTTACTCTATGCTTAGTTATTATACTGCTTGGCTTAAGTGTTATTATCCGCTTGAGTTTATGTTTGCCATTCTTAAAAATGAAAAAGACAAAGATGCAAGAACAGACTACCTCCTTGAGGCTAAGCGATTGGGAATTAAGGTCTTATTACCCCATGTAAATGAATCAGAGTTGGATTTTAGTATTCAAGGCAACTCAATTCGATTTGGTTTATCCAATATTAAATATATTTCAGATAACATTGGTAGTAAGATTACAACACTAAGGCCTTTTAAAACATATGCAGAATTTATTGATAAAGCTAAAGAAAAGGGTAGCGGTATTAATTCAAGAGCATTAGAATCTTTAAATATGATTGGTGCTTCTGCTTTTCCAGATAATCCACGTAAGGGTAACGAAAATGAAAACCTTTATGAGTATCTAGGAATTCCAAAGTTTGATACTGGAAAGCTAAGTCCAGCAATTAAAGCACAAGTCAACCCACTTCAAGAGTTTCTTGAGGAAGGATGCTTTGTTCTTTTAGCAATGGTTAAGTCTATTAAGAAAGGGACGGGATGGAGCCGTGTAGAGCTTGTAGATGATACAGGATCAGTAGGTATATTCCATAGCGAGAATACGCAGATTGAGACGGGCATGATGTACTTTTTCCTAGTCGGAGATAACCGTATTCATAAGTATGTAACTATTGATGATGTTGTAAATAAAACAGATGATGCATTTGTACAATGGCTTTATAGAGACAAGTTAAAGATTGATTCTGGCAAAAGGTTAGTTCTTGATTTTACACACTATAAAACAAAAGCTAATAAGATGATGGCACATATTATCTTGTCTGATGCAGATAAAAATTTAGAGCGTGTTATTGCTTTTCCAAAGTTGTACACAAAAGCTCTTGGCAAAATGCAGGCGGGAAGTATTTGTGACCCTGCTATTGCTGAAATGGATGATGGAACGCTATACGTAAAGGAGGTAAATTAATGACTGAAGAAACAAAGCAAGATATTAACAATATTAATATCTCTATTGAACAAATTATTGCAGCAATTCTTAACAAGGTTGGGAAAATGGAACTTACTTTGCAAGAATTATTAACTGATTATTCATCTAAGAGTATTGCGGTTAATCAAGATCCAGATACTCAAATGGTAACATTTGAAATGGCAGATGTGCCAGAAACAGAAAACGAAGAAGTTTGATATAATAGGTATATATGTCTAAAGCTTACATACTAAAAGGTACGCAAGAAGAATACCTTTTAGTTATTAGAACGGAAGATGAAAAAGCAGTCTATAAAATAATAGACTTTTTAGCAACAAGTAAAAATGAACAGGTACAACAACTGGCTATCGAATTAGAGAAGAGTATGAATGATAACGGAAGAGATTCTAGCAAAGCTAGACCCGAAGACAAGAGCAAGAGTACAGCTAGCAACAAAAATAAGCGTAGAAAAACAAAAGACTCCTAGTATTGGTTTAAACTTAGCACTCAAAGGTGGACTAGGTTTTGGTCGCCAAGTAATGATTTGGGGTAACAAGTCTGCGGGTAAGTCATCTTTTTGTTTGCAAATGATTGCTGATGCACAAAAAAATGGAAAGACGTGTGCTTGGATTGATGCGGAAGCATCATATGATGTAGCTTGGGCTAAAACTTTGGGTGTTGATTCAGATTCACTTATTTATTCGCAAGCTAAATCAATTAATGACATGGTAGATGTTGCAACTCAGCTTATGGATGCTGGTGTTGATATAATTGTAGTTGACTCTATTTCAGCACTACTTCCCGCAATTTATTTTGAAAAGGACAGTACAGAGTTAAAGAAGCTTGAAGATACTAAGCAGATTGGTGCGGAAGCAAAGGATATGACCCATGCGGTCAAAATGTTAAACTATGCCAATAAAAACACGCTACTGGTTCTCATTTCACAACAACGTAATCAGTTTGGTAGCATGCATGCCTCCCACATCCCCACAGGTGGAATGGCGGTCAAATTCTTTTCATCTACGATCATTAAGCTTTGGTCGTCAGAAGCTGAGGCGAATGCTATTAAATCTGGCATTCAAGTTGGTGATAAGATTATTGAACAAAAAGTCGGACGACCAGTCAATTGGATTGTTGATTACAATAAACTCGGACCGCCAAATCTCTCAGGACAATATGACTTTTACTACCAAGGTGATTCACTGGGAGTAGATTCTATAGGTGAAGTTTGCGACGTTGCAGAAATGATGGGAATCATTCAAAAAGGCGGAGCATGGTATACAGTTGGAGAAGAACGTTTTCAAGGACGTGCTAAAGTTGTAGACTATTTAAAAAATAATCCTAAGATAGTTGAAGAATTAAGAGGCAAGATTTATGACAAGTCTTGAAGATTTTTTAAAAAGTAATAAAGTAGAAACAGGTTCTTCTATACAAAAAGAACCAGCAAATGGATCTTTTTCTTGTCAACATGAAGATTGTGATGAAGTAATTTACGAAGGTACAATTGACAGAAGCAATCATCGCCTAACCTGGACTTGTTCTAGGGGCCACCATTCAAGCGTGGTCGTTTAATGTCAGAGCGTGGGGAGATAAAAAGAGATGGTGCAAAAGGGCAAAAAAATAGTGGTCGTGGTGACTATCAAAAAGGGGACGCTCAATGGCGTAATTTTTTGGTTGATTACAAAGAGTATTCAAAATCAATCTCGATATCAAAAGACATTTGGGCAAAAATTTGTACTGACACTTTTAAGGTGGACAGAAATAAATATCCAGTCCTTAAGCTCATACTTGGCGAGAGCACTAAAACGAGACTTGCGGTAATAGAATGGGCGTTACTAGAACAACTGATAGACTGTTGGGAGCAGCATAATGAGTAAGTATGAAATAACTGATTTTCAAGAATGGTTAGAGTTTGGTCATTCTAAAGGTTGGGTAAGCGATGTGTTTTGCAATACACATGACGGTGGACCAATGACTGATGAAGAATCACAGGAATGGGAAGAAGGCGGAGATCCTTGCATGTTCTGCGTTAGGGTGAATGAACTTGACTGAGAAACCTTTAATTGAATTGATTAGTGAAGTAACTGAATTCAATGATATAAAAGAGTATATGAATGATCCAGATTTAGATTATGCTCTTGATTTAATTATTAAACTTATTACTAAGCCTGATGTTCCATCTTCAAAAGCTCCCGACCTTATTATTAAGATGCAAGCGTTGGGTGCAAAGTTTGCCATGCTTTCCAGATTCTACACCACCTTTGAAAAAGGCGGGGAGAATTCAAAGAAGAAGAACGTATATTACACAGCAGAAGAAGCAATTAATAGACTAGTGGATGCTCTTAAGTATTCAGCAAGGTATGGAGCATAATGGCTAGAGAGATTATAAGTAATTTAAAATTCCAGAAAAACCATGAGCCTGGAAGTTTTGATGTAAACGAGTTTGCACTCATGGTAGAAAAGGCATATACAGATGGAGAACAAAGAGATCCCTTCACTCAAAAGAAGACGTTTAGCCCCAGTACTATTGGTTATGGTCACGGTAACTGTGCTAGATATTGGTTCATTGCTTTTACTGGTGCGGAGTTTGAAGACCAGTTCGATGCTATGGCTAGGGCTAACATGGATAACGGTACGGCTGCTCATGACCGCATTCAGAAAGTCATGGCTAAAACTGGAGTACTCAAGGCAACAGAAATTGAAATTACCCATGATGATCCTCCGATTCGAGGCTTTGCAGACGCTATTATCGAATGGAACGGAAAAGAAGTAGTAGGAGAAATCAAGACTGCTAAAGATGAAGTTTTTTCAATGCGAAGAGCAGAAATGAAACCATCAGGCAATCACTTGCTTCAAATTCTTACATACATGAAAATTAGAAAAGCTGCACAAGGATTTTTGTATTATGAAAATAAAAATGATCAATCAATTTTAATCATTCCAGTTAATGTAAATGAAAGAAATAAAGCAATCATTGAAGAAGTTTTTGAATGGTTGAGAACAACTTACAAAGCATATACTGATAATACCTTGCCAGAAAGACCTTTTACTAAATCGCAATCGGCTTGTAAGTATTGCCCAGTTAAAAAGGTTTGTTGGAAAGAAATGGATGAGGGCGAAATTTTTATACCAGCAATGGTGCCACCAAAATGATATGTGCTTACGATAAATGCAACAATGAATTTGAGCCAAAAACACACAATCAAAAGTATTGTTCAGATGAGTGTTGCAGAACTGCTACAAATCAAAAGCTTAAAGACGCATATTATGAAAAAAAAGCAAGGCTTGCTGGAAAGCCAAGAATTTGTAAAACTCAAGGATGCAACGTAGTGCTTAGTAGATATAACGAAGGTCGTATTTGCGATAAGTGCGAGAGTGCAAAGAGAGAAGAAGAGCGTAAAGCTTTGGTTGAAATGGTGAGAAGTGTCTCTGGCAAAACTCGTTAAACCAAGATCTAATAGGGTTTTGGGTATAGATGCTAGCACCAACAACATTGCTTTTTGCCTTATGGAGGATAAAAAAGCAATTAAATGGGGAGAAATAACGTTTGAAGGATCAGATGTTTATCAAAGAATACTTGATGCAAAAAGAAAAATCAAGGCTTTTAAAAACGAGTTGGATACAGATTTTGTTGCAATAGAAGCAGCCATATCTGTCAAGTCAGTACACACGGGAATTAAGATGGCATACGTATTTGGTGCTATAATGGGAGAGTTACTTAGTGATAATATGCAAGTGGTTGAAGTTCACCCTATAACCTGGCAATCATATATTGGTAATAAAAACTTTAACAAAATAGAAAAGCAGGCAATAAAAGATGAGTTTCCAGACAAATCCGACACATGGATTAAAGGAAAAATCAGAGAGCGTAGAAAACAACGCACTATTGATTTTAGTAGAACGTTGGGCGTTGAAACTCAGTCCGATAATGTTGCTGATGCGACGGGAGTAGCTTGGTATGCCATCAATGAAATTATATGACAGTAAAGACTGGTGTTACAAACGTTATGTCGTAGAAAAGAAAACAATATTAGATATGGCTATGGAAGCTAAATGTAGCCACATGACTATTCAAAGATCCTTGCAAAGATGGGGTCTGATTAAGCAGCAAAGAAAATGGACTAAGTGATACCAGTATTAGCTATACCAGTTTTAAATAGATATGATCTGTTAGATCAAAACTTAGAAACAATTGATTATCCAGTTAAAGAAATATTAATATTAAATAATGGCAAAGAGCCATATGAGCCTAAGCGTAAAGATTTAAATGTAAGAGTACTTAATCTGCCGTCAAATCTTGGCATGTCTGGTTCTTGGAACCTAACCATAAAACTTTACCCACATGAAGAATACTGGATGTTTTCATCAGCAGATACACATTGGGTTCCAGGATCTCTTGAAGAATTAAATCGTGCAAGTGGAAAAGAAAAACTTGTTATGACAGTAGAGGGTTGGAGCTGTTTTTCAATTGGAGAAAATATTGTAAGAGAAGTTGGTTTATTTGATGAATTCTTTTATCCAATTTACTTTGAAGACAATGACTACTATGAAAGAGTTATGCGCTCAAGTGTAAAAGACGGCTATGTAAATGGTACTATAAAAGTTAATGTGCCAGATGGTGCGTCTCAAACTATTAATAGTGATGAAAAGTTAAAGAATAGAAACAATGAAACATTTGTTGTAAATGAAGCATACTTTAATCAAAAGAAAGAACAAGACTTTAAGATTAATGGTGTTTGGAATATTGATCGTAGAAAGGCTCAAGAATGGCTGCGGTAATTGGTTTACTACCTGCTTCTGGAAGTGCATCAAGATTGGGCGGAATCCCAAAGTTTTGTTTACCATTAACTGATCAACAGAATATATTACAATGGCATGTAGAGCAAATGCTTAAGGTTTGCGACATAGTAAAGATATCAACTAGAAAATCATGGCTTCCTATTGTAAATCAAATGGATTTGCCACCGACAGCAGTTGTATATGAAATTGAACCTTCAACAATGTCAGATGCATTAGTTAAAATGATGGTTAACCCAAACTCTAAATACATTATTGGTATGCCAGATACTTATATGCCAGGTTCTGACGGAGATTTTTACAGACAACTTGCTTGGTCTGATGCAGACGTAACATTAGCAGCATTCGAATGTCATGAAGATATCAAAGGCAGAGTTGGGCAGATTAAGTTTGATGAGTTTGGCAGAGTTATTGATGCTCTTGACAAGACCCCAGGTTGTGATTATAATTATATGTGGGGAGCGATGGCTGTACAAAATATTTATATTGATGAAGAGCTTCCAAATCCAGGCGTTCAAATTATGGATTGGGTTAATGAAGGTAAGGATGTAAAAGCGTTAGTTGCACAAGGCAAGTACCTAGATATTGGAACAGTAAATGGTCTTAAAATGTTGTATAGAGAGGAATTATAATGTCGGATTATCCAGATAAAAGCGGATATCAATCTTGGATTACAGATCTTCAATTAATGGCTACTGGAGCACCTTCAGGTAGCAAGATTATTGTATCCTGTTTAGAAATCATGGAGATGCTTATTAAAAAGAATGTTTCATACGGAGATTCCGCACTTAGCCCAGTTAGAATATTTGCACAATCTGACAGCATTGAACAAATTAAAATTAGAATTGACGATAAAATCAACCGTGTAAAGAACAATCAAGGTTTTGCTGGAGACAACGATATTGATGATTTGATTGGTTATTTAATTTTACTTAAAATTGCTATTGACAAAGACAGGTCTAAAGGAGTATAATAGATTATGCCTACATATGAGTATGCTTGTATTACATGTGAGACAAGCGAAGAAATAACAAGAGGGCTTAGTGATCCAGAATCATTACCCGCCTGCCCTTCATGCGGATATAGTATGGCAAGGGTTTACAATGCTCCAGGAATTACGTTTAAAGGGTCAGGGTTTTATAAAACAGACAATGGATAATTCAGTAGAACTTGCAAGTCAGTTTGATCAAATGAATAAGGTCGTAGAGGAATTGCTTAAAGGCAACTCCCCTGCAAAGATTGCCACAAGCTTAGGGCTGACTAGAGTTCAAGTAGAAAACCATGTAAAAAGTTGGAAAAATTTTGTGCAAGATAGCAAAGTTATTCGTGAACGTGCAAAAGAAGCACTTGCTGGAGCAGACGAACATTACAACATGCTTATTAAAGAAGCGTGGGACGTTGTTCACGAAGCTGGAGTTGCATCAGAACTTAACACAAAAAACGCAGCATTAAAACTTATTGCTGACATTGAGGCTAAACGTATTGATATGCTTAACAAGGCGGGAGTCCTTGAAAGCGATTCTATGGCTGATCAGATACTAGAATCAGAAAGAAAGCAAGACTTATTGGTTGGAATATTAAAGGATGTTACTGCAAAATGTGAACACTGTAAGTGGGAAGTGTCCAAAAGATTATCTCAGGTTACAGGACAAGTTGAAGCAGTAATAGTAGACTAATGTCAGAATTTAATATCTTTTTAGATGCACTTGAAGGCGATGAATTTGTAGAAAAACCAGCACCTCTTGAAGAGTTTGTAACAAGCAAAGATTATTTAGGGTTGCCCCCTTTATCAGAACATCAATACACAATGATTAAAGCATCAACACAAATTTACAAGCAAGAAACATTGATTAAAATTTACGGGGAAGATGAAGGTCGCAAGATCTTTAAACAAACATGTAATGAAGTAATCCTACAACTGGGCAAAGGTTCTGGTAAAGATTATACTTCTACTATTGCTTGTGCATATATGGTGCACTTGCTTCTTTGTCTTACAGATCCTGCCAGATATTATGGCAAACCTCCAGGCGATGCAATTGATATTATTAACATTGCTATTAACGCTGTTCAGGCAAACCGAGTATTTTTTAAAGGCTTTAATCAACGTATTGAAAAGTCACCTTGGTTTCAAGGCAAGTACATATCAAAAGCTAATATGGTTGAATTTGATAAAGGAGTTACAGTTCACTCAGGTCACTCTGAAAGAGAAGCTTGGGAAGGATATAACGTTCTTGTTGTTATTCTTGATGAAATTTCAGGTTTTGACTTGGAATCAACATCTGGAAATGAACAAGCTAAAACAGCATCATCTATTTATAAGATGTATCGTGCATCTGTAAATTCTCGTTTCCCAGACTTTGGTAAAGTTATTTTGCTTTCATTCCCACGCTTTAAGAACGATTATATTCAACAAAGATACAATGAAGTTATTGCTGAAAAAGAAGTTGTTCTACGTCATCATAGGTTTAAGGTAGATCCAGAATTGCCAGACGGGGTGGAGGGAAATGAATTTGAAATGGAATGGGAAGAAGACCATATTGTTTCTTACAAAATTCCTAGAGTATACGCACTCAAAAGACCAACATGGGAAGTAAACCCTACACGTCAGATAACTGATTTTACTATTGACTTTTATACAGATCCTACGGATGCTTTATCTCGTTTTGCATGTATGCCACCAGACGCAACAGATGCATTCTTTAAAAACCGTGCAGTAATTGAAAAAGCATTTTCAAATCCTAATTTAAATGTAGACTCATATGGTCGTTTTGCTGATACATTTAAACCAGATCCAGATAAATGGTATTACATTCACGTTGACCTTGCACAAAAGCATGACCATTGTGCCGTAGCATTAGCACATGTTCACAACTGGGTAACGATGAAAATCGGGGATAAGATGAAAGAAGCTGCCCCACGCATCATAGTAGACGCAGTTAGATTTTGGACACCTACAGCATCAAAGTCTGTAGATTTTACAGACGTAAAAGAATATATAATTAGTTTAAGAGAACGTGGTTTCAATATTAAGATGGTTACATTTGACCGTTGGAATTCACACGATATGATGCAGCAATTAAAAGCTCATGGAATGAATTGTGAAACTTTATCTGTTGCTAAAAAGCACTACGAAGATATGTCTCTTTGTATTACAGAAGAACGAGTAGATGGTCCTAGAATCCAGCTGTTGGTTGATGAGCTGCTTCAGCTTCGCATTGTAAAGGATAAGGTAGACCACCCTAGAAAAGGCTCTAAGGACCTCTCTGATGCCGTTTGCGGGGCTATTTACAACTCTGTAGCCCTAACACCTAGGGATTTAGACCCTGAAGTAGAACTTTATACTTACGCTGGTGTATTTTCAGATGAATTAGATCAATTAAGAAAAGAATCAGATGCCAGACTAATTAGAAATAAAACAATTAAACTTCCAGATAGGGAAGAGATGCCATCAAATTTGCGGGACTACTTAGGGATAGAAGAAGATGAAGATGAATTCCCTATTGACAGCATGCGTGTGCTCTGATAGACTAACACCTATAACTACTAACAAAGGAATAAAATGCTAGGTAATGGCACAATGAGAACAATTGAAGATGAAAAAGATATTTATATTTCTCTTACACAACTTTGCGAATACTTTACACAATCTGTTGTAAACATGCAAAAAGAAATTGAAGAAGCTGATCCAAAAAGTAAGCGATATGCAGCAGGATTGCTTGATATGATGCACACAATTGCTGATGAAATGGTTCAACTTGGTAAGTTTGAAGCACAGAGACGTTTGATTAATAGTCCAGAAGATTTGCTGAAGATGATTGACAACAATCCATTCGGTAAGGTAGAATAAATTCTACTGATGCCCCATAGCTCAATTGGCAGAGCACCGCACTGTTAATGCGGGTGTTCCTGGTTCGAGTCCAGGTGGGGCAGCAAATTATCAACCTTCAACTAGAGAGAGTATAATTATGAATATGACAGCAGAATCAGTTGTAGAAGAAATAGAGTATGTATTAAGTCCACTTGATCGTTGCGATCAATGTTCTGCAGAAGCCTTAGTTTTAGTAAAAGGCGTAACGGGTCAGCTTATGTTTTGCGGTCATCACTACGCAAAAAATGAAGAAGCATTATCAAAGTTTGCATATGAAACTATTGATGAGCGAGATAAACTAAAAGAAAATAAATCAAAAGAACCCCCACACGCATAATTAAACAAAGAGCAATAGCTTAGTTGGTTAAAGCCCCGAACTCATAATTCGGTAATCGTAGGTTCGAGTCCTACTTGCTCTACAAGGCTATAAACGACACAACTTAGGATGTTATAGTTACATATACACCCAAAACTCGGAAGAGTGGCGTGTGAGACAGATACAGCATGTACGTCATGTGCAACTGGAAGTCGCCATCGTTTATAGCCCCTGCGAATATTGCATAGTGGTAGTGCGTAACCTTGCCAAGGTTAATGTGCGAGTTCGATTCTCGCTATTCGCTCATATTCCCAGATCGTCTAACGGTAGGACACCGCCCTTTGGAGGCGGGTATCTTGGTTCGAATCCAGGTCAGGGAGCTGATATAATAGGAGGACTATGCCATATAAAATTGTTCAACACGGAGATAAGTTTTCAGTAGTAGCACAAAATACTGGACACGTAGCTGGGACACACCCAAGCAAACAAAAAGCACAAGCACAAATGGCGGCTTTGTACGCCAACGAACCAGAAGCAAGCGTAAAAAAATGTATGACTTGCGGATGCGATGATTTAGGAAATGATCATCATTATGTTTCTGATACAGAAAAATGCACATATTGTATTGATAAAGGTCAAGGCCCATGTTGGGATGGCTACGAGTATGCTGGGACTAAAGACAAAGATGGTAAGACAGTTCCTAATTGCATTCCCGTTAAAAAATCTGATGGTGGATATCAACCAAACGCAGGCATGAAAGCAGCAGCACGTCGTGCATTAAAATGGCGAGATGCAGGATTAGCAACTGGAGCGGGAACACCCGTTGGTTGGGGTCGTGCAAGCGATATAGTTGCAGGTAGATCAATGTCTCTTGATACAGTTAAAAGAATGTATTCTTTCTTTTCAAGACATGAAGTTGATAAAAAAGGCAAAAATTGGAACGATCCTTCTAACGGAAAAATTATGTGGAATGCTTGGGGCGGAGATGCAGGATTTGCATGGTCTCGTGCTATTGTAAACAGAGAAAACAAGATTGAAAAAGAATCAGCTGGTGCTGGAAGATTAGGCGGCGGAAATGGATTTAAACTTGAATACAATGTTCCAGATTGCCAAGGTGGATATGCTATTACTAAAGTAGGAACAGGACAGGTAATTGGTTGCTATACAACTAAAGCACATGCAGAAGAAGCTATGAAAGCAATAGCAGTAAATGAACCAATTGTAAAAGGTGGAGATCCAGTTCCAACAAAAGATTCAACTTCTATTTGGGATGGCGTATTTGAGCCAACAGGAGACATAACCTCTGGAACTAATTTTGGTGACCGTATGGGAGATGTTGGTTGGAGATCAACTTACAACAGCCCACCGCAAAATGACGGAAAACCAAGTGCGGGATACGGAAATCGTTCCGATCAACACGGTAGATCTAATTCATAGTTTGTGATATAATATATATACAGAATGCCGTAAGGGTTCTGAATTTAACTAACTTGCTGAAAAGGAGCTAAGTATGACAAACCTAACATATACAAATCCATTTACACAAATTCAAACCATTTTTAATGACCCATTTTTCTTGGGTTTTGGTGATCAATTTGTGAGATGGGAAACAAATAAGAAGACAACCTCTTCATTCCCACCATACAATGTAAAACAAATTGATGAAGATAACTACACGATTGAACTTGCAGTTGCAGGGTATACTCGTGAAGATCTTGATATCAAGGTGGAAAAAGATACTCTAACAATTAAAAGCGATAAAGATAATGACGATAAGTCTGATTTCTTGCATCGTGGGATTGCTGGACGTAACTTTACACAACATTTTACATTAGGTGAATATATGAGTGTTAAGTCAGCTTTACTTGAGAATGGAATGCTTATCATTAAGATTGAGCGTGAACTTCCAGAGGAAGCTAAGCCTAAGACCATTAAAATCAAATAAGGTATATAATATAAATCTGCACCCCTTCATCGGGGAGTCGCAGATTAGGGGCCTGAGCAAGCCCCAAACAAAAACTGCTCTTTATTTTTTATCTTTTGTTACGGCTTTTTCAATTCTATCAATTGAATCACGCAATGATGATCCGCCGTTATTAAATAATTCAGCTTTGACTATGCTGATTTCTTTTTCAATATTATCAAATCTTGCATTACCGTGTGCTAATCTTTCTACCACACCTGGATACTCTTCTGTTCCGTACCAGTCATCCATAAACCTAGTCATAGATTGTACAAAGTTGTATAATTTATGTAAAATAAATCCAATAGATGCAAGTGCAGTTGTTGCTCCACCAATAATAAACAATATGTTAACGGATGACATGATAGGTTAATTATACATTGTGATTTATATCACGCAAAATTATTGACAAAAATATAGTAAATAGACTATAATGAAAATAACAAACAAGGGAGAATCATGGGAAGCAAAAAGAATCAAATGAAGATCAAGGCCGCACTTGAAGTGCGTATAGCCAAGACTCCAAATAAACCAGGATTTAAAAAGCCAGGCTCAATGAACAAGAAAAAAACGGGATTTGTTAAAATTGCCCCTCTTAACAAATAGGGTATAATAAATACATGGAAGCATTAATTAAAGTACTAAAAGAACTGCAAGCAGATTCAATGAATATGTATGCACAATCACACGGATACCACTGGAATGTGGAAGGTCGTATGTTTAAGCAAGATCACGCATTTTTCCTAGAAATTTACGAGGATCTATTTGATTCAATTGACGATTATGCAGAAAATATTCGTAAGTTAAATGCAAAAGCACCATTTGGATTATCTCAGCTACAAGCAAACAGCGATTTAAAAATTAATGATTCGCTTGAATTAAGTGCCACACAAATGTATCTTGAATTAATTACTACAAATAATCATATTATTGAAAAACTAAAAAGTGCTTGCGATGTTGCAGATGCTTCTCGTGAACAATCAATTCTTAATTTTTTTGCAGATAGATTAGCACAGCATGAATTTTGGAACTGGCAATTGACAGCATCAATTAAAACAACTATAATGTAATTAACAGATCAACGTTCTGATTTATATAAGGGGTACTAGAAATAGTACCTTTTATGTTTGCCCCCATAGCTCAGAGGATAGAGCGTTGGACTTCTAAGCCAAGCGTCGTAGGTTCGAGTCCTACTGGAGGCACATGAAAAGAGATTATTTTAAAAAGTTATGGTCATCTATTTTGTCTAACGGTGTTAGGCAAGACGGTGATGGTAATTGGAATGTCATAAATTCTTCAACAAATAAAAGAAGAATGGAAGGCAAAGGTTCTTCAGTTGGCGGTCCTGCGGGAGAAAACCAAAGGCTTTGGATACCAGCAAAAATTATAGTTACACCAGCAGAGTTACAAGAAATCTGGGAAAAACAAGATGGGCGTTGTTATTGGTTTGGTGTACAATTAGATTTAGGATTGCTATATAAGGATCACCCTGATTGGATGCCAAAACATCCATTAGCCCCATCTATTGATAAGATAGATGTAAATGGTGATTATACAAAGGAAAATATAGTAATCACCTCAAGGTTCGCAAATTTTGGAAGAAATGTGTGTGACTTTGACAAATTTTATGAAATAGTAAAAACTTTAAAAGGAGAAGATATATGTCAGCAAAACCAGTACCAGCAGTTACAACCGCTCAACCAGGAACAGCCGCAAGACTATTAGAAATTGCAAAGTCACAAATTGGCGTTGTAGAAGGTCCAAAAGATAATGAAACAGATTACGGCAAGTTTACAAAGCATGATTTTCAACCTTGGTGCGGAAGTTTCTGCATGTGGGTTGCTAATCAAGCAAAGGTAACAATTCCTAATACAGTTTATACTCCATCAGGAGCAGATGCTTTTAAGAAAAACAAAAAGTGGTCAGATGCCGCAACAGCAACTCCAAAGCCTGGAGACATTGTTTATTTTGACTTTGTTAAAGGCGGGAATGCAGTAGAGCATGTAGGCATTGTTGTAAAAGACAATGGTGATGGAACTGTAACAACTTATGAAGGAAATACAAGTCCAGAACATAAAGCTACTGGAAGTCAAGCAAATGGCGGAGAAGCAGCAGAAAGAATTCGTGCTTACAAAACAAATAAGCGAGGACTACTACAATTTATTGTAGGCTTCGGTCATCCAGATTATAAGTAAAAGGATAAAAATGGAATACGATCCATCAAATGAAGAGCATCGTGAAGCAATGGAGCACCTTATAGAAGAAGGTGCTGCAATTCTTGACGGGATTGATGAAGATGGGGAACCAGTCTATAAGTTTGACATGAACGTACTAGAAGAAGTAATGCCAGAACTACATCAGGCTATGATGGATGATATGGACAAAGTTCTTATTGATTTATATCAAAAAGGGCTTATTGAGATAAGTTATGATGAAAACCTTAACGCTCAAATGTCCGTATCTTTAGAAGGCAGGCAGGCTTTGGAAGATGCAGGATTTGACATGGATGGTTCTGAAGAAGAAGAATATTAAGGTATAATTAACCATAAGGCGGTGATTTAAATGGATAACAACCAACAAGTAGCTGGTGCAGGAACAGAACAACCAGCAACAGCAACTCCAGTAACAGAACAAGCAGGCTCAGGTAATACACTTGCAGCTCCAGCAGTTTCTAACCTAGGAGTGCATAACCCAAGCACAATGAATACAGGAAGCCCATTCACAGGGAAAGATGTTTCAATGACAACACCACAGTATGCAGGTGGACCAATTGCAACAACTGAAGCAGGCTCACACGCATAATGAATAGCAAACAATTTTTTAATGAAGTTGTTAGCATGATCAAAGCTATTGGTACTTCATCTTCGGCTAACGAGGAACGAGATGAAAGATCAGTTGAAAACTATGTTAGAGGAAATGCTAACACAAATACAAATTCAAGTATAGGAGGTAGTATAGTGTCAAACACAACAGAACCAGATCCACAAGGAGATATTGCGGTAACAAAGTCTTTTTCAAACGCAACAGGTGGTCCACTGATTAATCAGGAAACTCGTCCAACAGACGGAGTTGCAGTGGCATCAGCACCAAATAATGATGGAGTTGTTCCAAACAACGCAACATTTGATAGCTCAGCAACTTCAGCTATTGCTCCAACATCTGCACAGATGGCAGAAGCAACAGAAGAAACAATTTCAAAGGCTGCAACTTGCAAGGAATGCGGACAAGCACTTCCAGTAGCAAAAGCAGATGAAATTGCAAAAGCAGCAACATGCCAAGATTGCGGAAAGTCAATGGATTTGTGCGATTGCATGGGCAAAGCAGTAGATGAAAAAGAATCTGCAGCGGAAGCAGCAAAAGAAACTCCAGAAGATGAAAAGGCGGAAATGAAGAAGTCCCTATGGGGCGGAGCATTTGCACCACGTAAGTAATTAATTATATATACGTATATATATGAACAAGGACGGTAACCCCGTCCTTGTTCATTTCAGAAAGGAAAAAATGAGAGTAATAGTTTTTGGAAGCAAAGATTGGTCAGATTACAATGATCTAATCCGTCAACTTACAGTATTGATTGATGACCGTAAACATTTCTATCCTGAAGATACAGAGTACACTTTTGTTCACACAGGTATGCGGGGTGCAGAAAATATGGTTACAGAATACATTGGTAAGACAGAAAAGTTTCTCAGACAAAAAGGTTATAAGATCAAAGAAGAAATAATCAAAGATAAATCTGGTTTAGCAGATCATTCTTTAATTGAAGCTATGCCTGATTTTGCCCTTGTTTTTGGAGACTCACCTAGAAATAGGTCATGTGTAAAATTGTTAGAAGCATATGCAGTTCCACACAGATATATTAAAAAATAAGCTTGACACAAGCGTGTATAAACTGATACAATAGATTAACACTATACTTACTATTAAAGGAATAAAATGACAGATATTGAACCATTTGGAAGCTTGCTTTTGATTGAAGAAATTGAGCAGGCAGATAGAAAGACAGCCTCTGGACTTGTATTATCCGCATCAGTTCTTGATAGCGAATTAAAGCGTGGAAAAGTAATTGCTGTTGGTACAGGTGATTACGATAACGCAGGGAACAAACACGAAATACCCTTGACATTCGGGGATGTAGTAATATATAATGAAGGTAACGCCACTGAAGTAACAGATGCTTCAGGAAGTAAATACTACTTTATTAACTGGCGACATTTATTTGGAAAAGAAGGTAATATCTAATGACAAAGATTGTATTAAATTATGATAAAGCACATAGTTTTGTAAACAAGAATAAGAAGAATGGCTTCTTCTGGGATGGTTACACCATTGTAAAATGGACACCAGGCTCCAACGGTTACATGCAAAAAAATGGCATGTTTCGAAATAATCAATGGGGTTATTCCTCACGATATGAAGTCACTTCCTCTGGCACATGGGAATTAAACGACAAATATGCCAGATTTATTTAGTCAATTAGGTTTAGATGAGCAAGATGTTAAGTGGTATCACTTAGCAGCATGCAAAGGTATGCCAATTGATTGGTTCTACGATAATTATGAAGCAGATAAAGAATTAGCTAAACAAGCTGATCAAGTATGTTTACATTGTCCTGTAATTAAAATGTGTCACGCACAAGGCGTGATTAACAAAGAAAAAGGAGTTTGGGGCGGGGTCTACATGGACCTTGGAAGACCAGACAAACAACATAATTCACATAAAGATCCTGAGATATGGAAGCAGTTAAAAAAGGCACATGGTAAAAATATCGTACACGGTTGATATGGCAAAAAAAATAAGGGATGTTAAAGTTCCTGTCAAAGGCCTTATCCTAGATGTTAGAGCAAGACCAAACTATCTTGCTTTAACTGTGTATGAAAGCAATATCATGGAATATAACGAAAGTCAACGAATGCAACTGATGGAGTATTTGTTAATGATTAGAAATCTTATCATGTCTTATGGAACACCATGTGAAATAGAGGGGATGAAATATACTGATGAGCAAGCAAGAAAACAACGAAGAGCTACCTGATTTAACTGTTACATATGTCTACATTCCAGATGAGGACATATATGGAACTCTTATCGCCCAAAATAGTTACTATTCTATAGTAGAATATTTTGATAATGGTGTAGGTTATCGAATTGAAGTTGACAATGAAGATTTTTTTGTTGTTGATGAATTTGGAATAAGTTACATTGAAGAAACTGAAGACTACGAAGATGAAGAAATGGAAGAAGATTTATAATGCAATGTTTTAGTTGCGGAAAGCCAAAAAACGAGCTTCACCCTAAAAAGTCCGATATAATTAATGGAGTGACACTATTAATGTGTCAAACCTGCATAGATGCTAAATTTGAGCCTAGATGGGTTATTATTCTGAGTGGTAGGCAGAATGGCGTAGATTCAGTAAAAGATTATATTGTTAAGCGACGTTATATAGGCAGAATTATTGATGCCGAAGAATTGATCGCTTAGAAAAGAGGGTAGTATGCTAAAAATTAGCAATGACATGGAAGAAATTATTAATCAGGACAACGCTGTTGTTTATTTTAGTGCTGAATGGTGCGGACCATGTAAGCAATTAAAACCACAATATGCTAAAGCTGCGGTAATTGATGCAGACACTATGTATTATGTAGTAGATGTAGATAAGGTAGGATCAGAGTATTTAAATCAGTATGGTATTCAAAGTATTCCCCAAATTTTTGAAATGAATAAGGGATTAATTAACAAAAAAATTATAGGAAAAACGTCAGATGCTATTCTGGCAGAAATGGGTAAAACAAATGCAGCGTAATAAGTTAATGATTGCTATTGCTTTAGGACTTACTATGGTAAGTACATCAGCGATTGCAGCAACTACAGCAAAGAAACCAGATTGGGTTGTTCAGGATAAGAAGGTAACTCCAGGAGCATTGAATCCTTCAGTTACACAATCAAATATTGCTACAACAGTTTGTAAGTCTGGATGGACAGCAACAATTCGTCCAACAGTAACGTACACAAACAAGCTTAAAGATACACAACTTAAGACAACCTATAAGTCTTATGTTGCTATTTGGGGTGCAACTTCAGGAGGATATGAAGAAGATCATTTAATCTCACTTCAACTTGGCGGAGATCCATCAAGCGAAAAGAACCTTTGGCCTCAACCATATGCTGACAATGGTGCACGTAAAAAAGACGTTGTAGAGACTGCTCTAAAGCGTTTGGTATGTGCAGGTACACTTAAGTTGGCTGATGCTCAAAAGGCTATCTTAGATTGGCCTACAGCCTATAAAAAGTATGTTACAGCAGCAGATGCTGCAAAACCAGACACATCAGATAACTAATTAAAGGGATAGAAATGACAACTATTGTTGGATTGTGTAAAAATGGAACCGTAACACTTGGGGCAGACTCACAAGTTACAGATGATGACAGACGACATAATAGTTTAATCATGGAAAAAATTACTAAAAATAATGGATATTTAATTGCAGGTAGTGGAGATTCTACTCCTTGCGATATTCTTCAACACATATTTAAACCTCCAGTTCCTACTGTTGCTGAAAGAAAGAATATGTACAAATTTATGATTACTAAATTTGTACCAGCAATGCGAGAAGCTTTGGAAGAAAATGGTTGGAAACCAACACCTAATGACGATTCAGGATTTAGTATGCTTATAGCCTTTGATGGAGAGCTATTTGACATAGGTGATGACTTTAGTGTATTATTGAATGATACGGGCATATATGGGGTCGGGAACGGCTCAAAATATGCCATAGGAGCATTATCAGTAGGGGCATCTGTAGAAAAAGCTTTAGAGGTTGCCGCAGATAATGATATTTATACATCTGGACCATTTCAGATTGTAAAGCAAACCAAGAAGATAAATAAGAATTCGTAACACCCGTTACGATAATCCTGATCAGGGATAAAATAAACTAAACTATAGGAGAAAAATGAACACGTTCAAGAAGATCAGTGCAGTCGTTGCTACAGTAGTAGCATTCGGTGCACTTTCAACACTTCCAGCAAACGCAGCAGTATCAACAACACTAACAGTTGGCGGATCAGCAGCAGCGACAACTGGAGCAACTTCAGCAACAGCAATTGCACTACCAGTTCCAGCAGATAATTCTGTTGATTCAGCAGATGCACTTAAAATTGCAGTTACAGGACTTGATACAGGTACAACAGTATCTGCAGTCGCATCAAACGCAACAATCGTACCAGCACTTGCAACAGTAGCAACACCTGTTACTGCAGCATCAGGTTCGGCATCACTTTCTGTTTCAACAGGAACAGGAACAACAGCAGAATTTTTTGTTTACACAAAGACTTCAGCAGTTGGCTCAGTGTCAGTGACTATCGCTGGAAACACAACAGTATATTATGTACAAGGTACCGCAGGTGCTTTGAACTCTATTACTCTTACAGCTCCTGCAACAGCAGCAGCAGGTACAACACAGAAGATCACAGTTGCAGGATACGATGTATTCGGTAACGCAAAGTCTGGTGCAACAATCAATACTTTGGTTACAAAGGATGGAGCAGCAACTGCTACAGCCCTTACAACTGATACAGCAACAGCAACAATTGGAACAAAGACACAAGATATCGTTCTTCCAGCATCAGGTTCAGTAAGCATTACTGCTTATGCAACAGTTGCTGCAGCGGTTACAGGTCTTTCAACACCAGTTGGCTCAGTAGTTACAACAATTTCAGTTCGTGACCTTGCTGGAGAATTGGCATCAATTACAGCACAGCTTGCAGCAGAAAAGGCTGGACGTGCAGCAGATAAGGTAGCAGCAGATAAGGCACTTGCAGATGCAAAGGCAACTGCAGCAACTGCAGCAACAACTGCATCAGCAGCAGCAGATCTTGCAACAGCAACATATAAGGCAGAGTACAATGCTCTTGCTACAAAGTGGAACAAGGCTCATCCAAAGGCTAAGGTTGCACTAAAGAAGTAATCAAGCTCACCTTGGGGGACGGGAATTTAATTGTCCCGTCCTCTTTGGTTTAATAAAGGAGATATTATGGCTGACATTCCATTGTCAATGAATGAACTAGAAGATATTGCAACAGAAGTAGCAAGAGAATTGTTAGAACAATGGGCAATTGATGATAGATTTACAGAAGAGCAAGAACTTGAAGCAGCACAAAATGCAGCAAGTGATGCCATATTTGTTATTAACAGATTTATGGAAGCTTTTAATGATCATATGATGATTAAAGCAGAGCAAGTACCAACAAAGTTAGTACTACCAGAATAATTATTTAACAATAGAAAAGAGCTATAGCATAAACGCTATAGCCCTTCTTTATTTCTATTTACTTCTTTGCTTTTGCTCTGCGTGTTTCAACTTCAACATCTGCAACAGATGGTTCTGCTGCATCAATTGTTGAGAATGCAGAATTAATTTCATCTGCAGTTAGCTTTCCGTCGTCCATAAATGCACGAGCTAGCTTTTCAATTACCGCTGCTACTGCTGTAAGTCCAGCTACAGTGATTGCTTTTGCTGTAGAGATACCTGCAATTGCTCCAGCACCAATAACAGCAAGGCCATTTGCAGCAAATACTGCAACAATACGCATTAGTATATTTTTAATATTTTTTACGCCGTTCATGTTATTCTCCTTCCTTTGGGTTACGTAATCTTAGTGTGATGATCCATAGAACAAAAGACACTAAAGTTACTTTTCCAATTACTGTTTTAGCAGATCCAGTGAGAACCAACCATGCTGAAAATAATCCAACAAATGTCCAAATCTCACTGAAAAAATCTGCAGATATATCTTTAAAGAATTGCTTCATTATCCGAACCTCCTTCTAACGGCAGCGACCACTACAGTCAATACCAGTATTTTTTTAGCTTTTTTTCTTGTTATAGGCGACATATCGTTTCCAATATTAGCCATTGCTGTGTAGGCTGCACCTACTGCTTGCACTGCTTGCCCAGCTCCTGGGATAGCATTAAGTGCTGCAGGTAAGAACGTACATTGTGAAATCGGATGTTCTTCTCCGTTTACATCTAAATGTATTTCTTTGCCATCTTTTGTGATTGTTTCGCAGACATACGTCATTAATACAGGCACAGCAATATCAGGGGCATTAAATGTTGTACCGCCAGGTTGACCAATAAATGTAGCAGTGGTTGTAATTGCATCTGCAGGAATAGGAAGACCTGATCCTGGAGGTGGGGCGGGAGGAGTAAGTTTGCCATTTTCTCCTACTACTTGAGGTGCAGACTTAGTACCAAAAAATTCAATACCACCATTTTCTACACCTGCTTTATCTACTTGTATATGTGCTACCAATACTTCTTTAGGTGCTTCTTTAACTACAGTATCTAAAAGTTGATCTGGATTATTAGGTTTTAAACCAGTTTGCTCTTCAATTTTTTTATCTTCTTCTGCTTGAATTGCTTTTTCTTCTGCAATCTTTGCATCTTGTTCTGCCTTAGCATCTATTACTTGTTGTTCTTTATCTGCTTTTTCTTGAGCAATTCTATCTTCTTCAGCTTGTTGTTTATCAACTTCTGCTTGAGCATTTGCTTCTTCTTGTGCAATACGATCAGCTTCATCTTGTGCCATTTGTTCTTCTAAAATTTTATTAGCTTCTTCTTGTGCAGCCGCTTTAGCTTCTGCAGCAATCTTATCGGTTTCAGCTTTTGCATTTATCTCTGCTTGTATTCTTGCTTCTTCTGCCGCAATTGCTGCAGCATTTTCTGCTTCTTTTGCAGCAAGCTCCGCTGCTATTTTATCCGCTTCCGCTTTTGCTGCTGCCGCTTCTGCAATTTTATTTGCTTCGGCTTGCGCTGCTGCTGCTTGTTGTGCAATTAATGCTGCTGCTTCTGCTTGTATTCTTGCCGCTTCTGCTTGTTGAGCAGATAACTGGGCTGCTACTTGTGCCGCAATTTCAGCTGCCGTTGGTCCAGATGGCTCTATTGCAACTGGTGTAGGTGGTGGTGTTTGAGTTGCAACTGGTGTGGGTGTAGGCGTTGGTGTAGGTGTAGGCGTTGGTGTGGGTGTAGGCGTTGGTGTGGGTGTAGGCGTTGGTGTGGGCGTTGGTGTGGGTGTTGTTACGGTTGCAGTCTCACTTGGAGTAGGTGTTGGAGAGGGTGTAGGTGTAGGAGCAACGGTAGAAATATTTGCAATATTTGATGCTGAAGAATAAGCATGAAGTGTATCATTGTCAGATCTAATACTAAATGACCATACTGTTCCTGCAGGACAAATGCTATCTAAAAAAGATTTAGGAAGTGTCATTGTTGTTTTTAGGGCAGATGCGTCTCCACCATTTCCTGTTGCAATTCCGTAACCACCGCCACCTCCGCTAAACATAATAGCGTATCTTTCTGGTTGAACTGTTGCTGTGCCAGATTCTGGTGCATTCCATGTAAGAGTAAATGAAGTATTAGTTTCTGTAATAGTTAAATTAGTTGGTGCTCCGATAGATTGACCATCAGCTTGGGCGGGAGCCATAAACATCCATCCCATTGATAATAGACTAACTAAGAATATATGAAATTTAATCTTTCTGGTCATTTTGACCCCCAAATAAAGCATATTTAACTATTTAATTATAACATTTGTGTTGACAAAAACATAAGTTGGATGGTACACTTAAGCGTGGACATTAAAGCAGCCGAAGAATATATTATAGAAACAACAGATGTTGATCTTAAAATTGAAAACAAAACAGAAAATAAACCCCCATGTCCTTGTAGCACTTGTGCTAAATCAAGACAATGGGAGCGGGATCAAATTATAGATGCACTCTTAACGCACAAACGTGAGTATCTTGTATACAGAGGCTCATCATTTGATGCAGATGGAAACTTGTATTTTGCTAAAGATGATGCCTTAGCTTATTCAGAAGGTATTGATGCCGTAATAAAATTTATTGAAGATAGGAAACCTAAAGTTGCCAAAAGAAAATAACGATATTGATTGGATCAAACACGAACATCCTAATTGGTTTAAACGTACATATAGCAACATTATGGGAAAAATTTCACATATATTTCTTATTCAATATTTAAAATGGGGAACTACATTTGAGTGGAGCATGGAAGAGGACATAGATAAAGATGAGTACTGAATCTGGTTTTGATGCATACATCAAACGAATTATGGACGAGAATAAAGAAATTCTTGAAGCCCTTGGATCAGATTTTGATGAAGAAGGAATTCCTTATTGGGAAAAATGGGGCAAGGGTAAAGAAACTAGATTTGATGCTGAATACCCTATTGACAAGACACAATAGTAAATGGTAGACTAAGGTCATGCAAACATTCCTTCCTTATGGTGATTATGAAGCCTCAGCTCAAACACTAGATAATAAAAGATTAAATAAACAAATACTTGAAGGATATCAAATTCTTAAAGTATTATCTAACGCTTCGCCTTCAGGTGCTTGGCGTAATCATCCTGCAGTACTAATGTGGAAAGGCTCAGAGAAAGAACTTCTTGCCTACCTTGATCACATGATTTATGAAGCTAATTGGCGGGGTATCAAGACAGATAAAAATGCAGCTAACATTAAAGAACTTAAAAGACAATATGGTAATCAATGGGGTGAAAACATTCCATCTTGGATGGAGGATGTAGAAAAACTTAGACGTGTAACTACTACTCATCAAGTTAATCTATTTAATAAAGATTCAATAGCGTATGCTGGATTTAAACAATCTTTGAACAGTTCATATAATCAACCATGTTGCCCAAAATGTCTATACTTTTGGCCTACTCATCCATTAAAGAAAAAATAATGGGTGCATACAATCGTTGTCCCGATTGTGGGAGTTTAAAGAAGCGTCACATGCCATTAGGGGATAAAAAGGTGTGCATTGATTGTTATAATGAATATGCAGCATCTGCATGGTTAAAGGAGCAAAAAGAAAAAGATGGATAAAAAAAAGTTAAGAATGGGAATAAAAAAGGCACAAACAATGAAAAAATGCGATCACACTTGGTATATGAAAGAGCCAGAAATCCAATGTACGAAATGTCTAGAAGTCTGGGAAAGTGATGACAAATGACCCACGATTGCATATTTAATTTAGATTTAGATGGGCAGGTAACTTGTTCTATATGTGGCGCGATGGATGATGATATGGATAATAGTATGTTTGAAACACAGGTGGATTTTGAATGAATGAACGAGAGTTGAGAGAAGAATTAGTTAAGCAGCTTGAAGTCCTTAAATACAAGGTGGATGGCACCCCAATGGAGTCCATAATGGCTCATTTATGGGTAAATAAGTGTATAGAGATTGTAAGACCGAAAGATTGAGCAAAAAGCAGGAAGGATATTTGCCTTGTCAGGATTACCCAAATACGGTATAATTAATACGGTATGGTAAGGTGGTTGAATTTATGGGTTGGTTATTTTTGCCGTTGGCAATAAATTTCTTTTTTCTTTGGAAACTAGAAAAACACGATCATGATATGGCTAAAAAGCACTTTGGCGAATTATATAAACAATACGAGAAGTTAGGCAAAAAATATGAAAAAGAACAACGTAAAAACATCGCAGCGGGGATTAAAGAGAGATTCAAAAAACAAAGCCCGAATAATCAGGGCTAATAAAAAACGGGATTGGCACCACATGGTAGCCCAAGTAAAGTTTATGCAAGATTATATGAAGAAGGTACAAGACGGCGGGTCTGGAAGTAAAGATGCCTAAAGAATCAAGTATAATGAAGATGGATTGGAAAGCTTTAGGCTATTGGCCTGTATATAAAGATGGTAAATTAGTTTGGGAGAAACAAAAATGAACTGGATACAAGCAGCAGTAATATTTGGTCCAATTATATTCCTATTAGTTGCCTTTTGGGATGACATTAAATGAGCGAAAATAATGGAACAGTATTGTTTGTTTGTCCCTCATGTGGCAAGTCAAACAGAATAAAATATAATGATAAGATAGTCTGTAATAGTTGCATATACGGGGAGAAGAAATGAGCGAAAAAGTGGAAAACAACATAATCAATTTACCCATAGAAAATAAGGTCACAGATGAGGAATTTAACCTATTTATGGAAGCTTTGTTAGGACCATATAAGGGTGGAGGATATAACCCAGAATGAGTTACATGCACACATATGAGTACGAATGCACATGCGGATACAAGGTAAAGATGGAGATCCATAAGGTCCTTGATAAGCATCATAATCAGTGCGTTTGCGGGAATACAATGGATTTAAACTTCTATATGAGAAGTCCAGATACGAGAGCGGAATAAAATGGAAACCAAAGAAAAGACAGTTTGTTATACATATAAGGTAGAGATGATTGTCCAAGTATTGGCTGATAGTGAAGAGAAAGCTAAGGCTATGCTAGATGATAAGGGTGGATATGTAACCCGTCGTAAAGTCTCAATTATAGACTCAGTAGCCCTGCACAGCGGGGATACTCTAAAAGTAGCAAAGGGCGGGAATGATAAGTAATACTGAATGGCTTATACTAGGCATAATGCTCCCTTATACTATAGTAATAGTACTAGGTATACATAGATATGAAGCTAAGCTTAAGAGAATAAAAAATGATCTAGATATTCTAGAAACAGATTTTTTTGACTTATATAATGAATACTGCAATAAGAGCTCAAATGCACAACATTACACTCAAATTCAGCTAGATAATATAGACCTACGTAAGACCATATCCGACCTAGATGTTGCCAATAAGTTGCTTCAACAGCAAAATAGGCAATTAAAGGAATCTCTAGCCCAATCCCGCCTTCCCCAATATGAGTCTAGTGTCTATCAGAATAATCTATGGGCTAATCAACAAGAGTTAGAATTAGAACACAAATACATTAAGGATAAACCATGAGCTTCGTAATACTTGCAGTGATTATATTGATTTTAATTGCAGTTGTTCCGTTAGATAATGATAAGTAAAGGAAATATGGATTATTTAAAAAAGATTCCCACCGAATGTAAGCACAAGATAACAGTTGTAGATCAAAAACTTATCTGTGCTTATTGTGGTGAAGCAATTAAACTATAATAAGATAAATATACATTATATAAGCTATATTCTATGGTTTAAAGTGGAGTAAAGTGGAGTATTGTGGAGAATAAATACAGTAGTTATTATTTATTTAACAATTCATTATATGTTTCACGTGAAACCATGTTATAGAACGATACATGATGGCGTTCGTAATGTCAAGTCCATATACGCATAAAATATGTGATTAATATCACACATAATATGCCTATAAAATTGGACAAAATAGGACAAAATGTACACAAAATAGGGTTATTTTGTCCATATATTGAGATATATTGTGTGAATTTGATCACATTTAATGTATCTCTATTTTTGTATACATTATATGATCAACATCACACTTTATATGCTTGACTTCCAGCGAAATTTATGCATCTTCGTAATGTCTGCATATTTGAATATACATTTATATAGACATATGTTTCTCCAGGTATTATTTGGTATGTTCGTAATGTCTGGAAAGTTCCAGCGAAATTCCCGCCCCTTCGTAATGTCTGGATCTGAGCTACGCCTGCTCCTGCGTTTGGAAATGCGAGAGACCCCCACACCCAACATGTGGAGGTCTCTCTTGGACTTGGCGGAAAAGCCTGAACGCCCGTTATGTCAGCATGAACTCATTCATTGGTTCATCTTTTCTGACCATTCCCGTAAGGCCCAACTCCTCTAGGGAATACTTTAATTGCTTACACATCTGGTGAATTTCTACCAGTGGCATTGGTACCATTTCTTGGTCAGCCATTAGGATTACATAGTTAACTAAATAACCTAACATGGCCTCATTTACGTAGCGGTTTTCTCTTGTCATTTTAAGTGCAAGAATAGCGGGACTAACTCTTTGGTCCGCCAACCCTGCAGTAATCTTGTCATGTAGTTTTTGGTCAACGCTTGCCATTATGGATACTCCTCTTCGAAAGACAATGGTATCATATCATCTTCTAACTCGTCAACTCCTAAATCAATAAGTAACTTGGCTATGATGTTATGAGCTGCGATATTCTCAGTCTCGGACCCACCCCATAAAAGCTTTTGGGCAAGTGCCAACTGACGATTTAGATGCTGATCACTGATCTTCATCTTCTTCCTCCTCAAGGTCTTCTACGGGGATAACGATATCTCTATCAATCATCCAGTCCCATATGTGCTCGTCTAGGTCTTCTGTTCCATACTCCAGTGTGAAGCCATTCTTGTCTGCATCTTCCCAGAACATTTTAAATATATCATGCATCTCAAGGCCAGGCTTGATAACATATTCATCATCAACGTTTTCCAAATGATTCTTGTACTTGTCAACAACTATATCCCAGGTCCATACCCAAACCAGGGACGGGAATACAGGAAGGTCTGTAATCAATGCTGATATAGTCTGTAACTTATCATAGATATCCCACATACGTGTTTCATCTTGTAGATCTAATTCATTATCCATTTAGCACTCCTCACATAGTACATCGCCATAGGGAATAGATTTCCCACATTCACAACACCAGTCTTCATCATACATTCCCATTATCCTTTTGCCTCCCTATCAGCAATTGCAAAACTTAGGTCATATGTCATTTTATATAGTGCAGTTAAAGCGTCAAGGAAGCCTTCTGCATATTTTCTTTCAAACCCGTCCATTGCGTCAGAGTAGTCATTCTCTTCCTCAACTTCAACAGCATTTGAGTACTCTTGCTCCCAGATAAGCATTAGGTTCTTAAGTTCACCGTGCATTATATCTAGTGGGTTAATCTTGTAATTAACCAAACGTTGTAAATGTGGTGCCAACTCTTGCTTTTCCATTATGATTCTACCTTTCGATATTCAGGGACTTTGGTTTCCAAGTATACACTGTGGGTCTGACATTCTGCTACAGCCTCAAGGTCTGCCTCGCCAAGCCAATTGCAGTTACTACAGATTTCACCACATTCATTTTCGCAATAATCTAATGTATTATATGAATCACAATCTCTGCATTGATTATCATATTCAACTAGTTCTTTTACATTACCACGAACAATCTCATACTCCCCACCCCAACCTGTCTCTTCCTCAAATTCTAAAGTAAGCAGGCAGTTAGGAACAAGATTAGATAGTTTAGTTAAGATAGTTACAGCAGGTGACCATGCTGTTTCATATTTGTAGACAAGCCAGTTATCTTCGCCTTCTGATTTATATTCAAGTAACTCCGTATTTGGATACTCATCTTCATCACGAACGGCTACATCCCATTTGGTTCCCCAATTTGAGTTGTTCCATGAATACCAGTCTTTTTGAGTTTTTGCATGTGCAACTTCTTGTGCAAACCAATTAGGGTCTTTCATATCTGCCCCAGACCGTGTAGGTTGGCAAGCATATTCCTCATCTGTAATACCGTCGTCTTTATACGAATGGATATTAAAGAAAGAGAATACAGGATTAGAGTAACTAACCTGTGTAACTTTGGTCGGGAATCCAGAAGATGAAATATCACCCATACCATATGTCTCTTGTGCTAATGTAAAAGGTTTATTCAATCTATCCTTAATCATATCAACTTCTGATTTAGGACCTTGTATAGTTAATGTGTTATATACCCAGTTTGGCATTGTTCTTACTTTCTCTTAGTTGGGGTTAGTTATCTGAATCTAATTCAGCGATGATTTCATTACAAGCATAAGCGATTTCGTTGAATACTAAGTCGCCTTCTGCATTTACTGATGATAGGGCTTCAATGTCCATTTGAGTTTGGATAATACCTGCCTCATCTGTGAGTTCGGGTAGTTCAATGTAGTATTTAGCAGATACATAAAATCCAGCCATTTTGTTTCCTTTCGTTGGTTTATTGTCCTATTGTATCAGAGGGCACTGACATTTTCAATAGCATCTTGCTTAAAGTACCAGCCAAGTGACCTGATTGATAGGTTAATCTCTGATTCAGGATACCTCTTGATCATCCAGTTCAAAGCTTGGGCGGGATTCCGAAATTCAGCATAGGAACTATGATATAGAGAATCCCTTATATCTAAACCCCACATGTTTATTCCACCTGGGGAACATGAATAATCAATTTCGTAAAGTTCTGCATTCATAGGGTTCATAATACCATATCGTAAAGGTTACTGTCTAGTAGCATCTCATTATATGAGATATATTTCATGTGATAAATATCACGTCTTCATAATCCCGTGATTAAATATACATATCCGTAATGTCCGATTTGTATGCTTTTGTCGGCACGGCTGTGCCCACTTTGTCAAGTGGGACACGCCTGGCTATTTAATCAAAATATCCTTCTGCCCAAAGCCCATCCAAAAAGCTTTTCACCATGTTTAATCCAATAGTGATTCCTTCTTGTGCAGGTGGAATATAAAGCTTTGATTGTTCTACCATGTCAGACATGATGTTTAGATCTTCTAAATCATACCCCAACATGGTATTCCTTGACTTCCTGTTGGTATTCAATGAATGAATCAAACGAGTGCCAATTACCATCATCACAAACTTCTTGTGTGATTAGATTTACTTCTACTGTTGTGTCAAAGTAATCTTGGTCTGCTTTTGCTAAATAGATTCCGAAACCAGTTTCCTCGTCCCGTCCCTCTTTAGTTAGTTGGTCTATGATGTTGCGAAGTGCGTATGATGTATCACCAATGTTTAGCCGCTTGCTTGCGAATAACAAAGCGTGTGCCAAATCTTCACGCCAAGAAGTTTCGCCCCAATGTGAATACAGCACAATGTTTGGAAGTTCCTCATCTGTCTTGAATACGAAATTGACTCGTGCTCCCATTACATTACACCCCCGATTGCGATTAGAATTGCGATTGCGATTACGCCTAGAATTATGAAGTTTGTCATTTGCCTATCCTATCAGATTGGGGGTGGGGAGTCAATGACCCCCCACCCAAGAGAAGTTATCTAATTAGAGATACTTAGCAATCTGCTTCATAGTGGAAGCATTTACTGTTTCCTCATCTGTCATACGCAAGATAGAGAGGGCATTGTTAATTTCCTCTACAATTTCATTGTATGTGTGTTGGTGCATTGTTGTAAAATCACGCTGTGGCTCTGCTGGGAACTCAGTTTCTTTTACAATCAAATCAAAATCAACATTAAGAGTGTTGTTCCAAGAACGATAGTTTGTGCGGAAGTTTTCAGCCTTCTTGATGTTAGCGATAGCAAACTCGCCAACTTCCTTACGCCATTTTTCCCGTGACTTTTCATACTTGGCTTCATTTGCTGATTGTTCAGCATAGTCCTTTTTGATTGTTACCAACTTTGTTTCCAAAGCCTTGATTACCTTTGGTGTTGCTACCTTTACTGTGATTGCTCTACTCATTTTTTTCCTTTGTTAGTTGGGTTGGAGGTTTTATTATACCAGAGGGGTCTGACATAAACTTAGGTGCTAGTTCTTACTTACGACATTGGGCTAGAACTCTAGCAAACTGCCCCTGTTTCGTTATCCCCTATTATAGCGTAGGGGTCTGACATTATGCCTCGTATTTGGGCATACCTACCCTGACTTCTTTGTGATTTACAGCACTTAGGATTTTACCCCCAAAGGCTGCAATAATCTTTGCCAGTTTTATTTCATCTGCACAGGTGATCTCAACCTGCATATTTTCTAGCATCTCATATTCAATGCCATAGTTCAAGCATTTGCTCAAACCATTAGACATACGAGCTTTTGACGGGACTTCAACTATTGCAACAGCCATTAGTATGCACCTTCTTCTACTCTATCAACATCATAGTCATTGACGCTAATCTCTGAACCAAAAGAGTCAATAGTTAGGTTATTGCGAACCATATCTTCAATGTCATAGTCGCCGTCTGCCATATCAACTTCAATAGTCATATCAACACGAACCCAAGCGGTTACTTCAATTTCCTTAGTTAGTGGAACATCAAAGATTTCTGCAATTTGTGAAAGTGTATCTTGCTCTGATGAGTCTGCATAAACTTCTTCAAGCAAAGTGCGTAGTTGGCTTTCTTTACGATAGTATTCGTTCATTTTTGTTTGATAAGATTTATCACGATAAACCAAAGCACGAACATCTGACTCTGTATAAGTTTCTGTTCGCTCAACATCATTTTCAGTCCAGTTGAGAGTCATTGTTTGAGGTGCGGTTGTTGTTTCCATAATTTGTTCTTCTTTCTTTTCGGTTGGGTATATTGTAGCATCTAGGACTGACAAAAGTGTTAGGTCGCCCTGACACTCAAAACAGTTTTTATCTCTAAGTGTATTTGATTTAGTTGTAATTTCAATTAGTGCATCACAAATTGAACACACATAATCTTTTTTATACCAGTTAGTCATATCGCAATTATAGCGTATAGGACTGACATAGTTCTACTTACCCGTCAGTAGTTCCAGTATTTGAGACGCTCCCGTAATGTGATAATGGTCACGTAATGGGCGACACGCCCGACTGCGTCGGCCCGCTGCATATTTATGCATTGCAATGCATATTTATAAATTAGAAGCTTTGCGATTCCAACGGGACTTGAACCCGCAACCTCTACCGTGACAGGGTAGCGATCTAACCAATTGATCTATGGAATCTTGCGAGCAGTTTTAATTCTTGCTCAGGAATATTTTTTTAATTTGTAAGAGCGAGAACTTGCTTTACAATTTTATTTTTTTCTGCTGTAACAACTGGGTCAAATCCACTTGCACCAGCCATTAGTGAATCGCCATTACCCTTGCGAGCAGTGCGATAGTAATCAAGGCGTTCTGTGAGTGCATTTACAACACCCCACGCTGTGCCCTTGATATTTGCATTGGTAGGTGAGTTATGATACAACTCATCAACAAGGAGAACTTTATTCTCCCATTTCTTGATTGAACCCTTAGCGTCCTTTTCAGGCTTAGCATAAATTGAGTTTACAATCTTTGAGAACTGAGCGTTAGTTACCTCACGAGAGAATAATTCTTTCGCCTGTAACTCAAACTCGTCCATGTAAGCAAAAGTAAGACCAAGAGCCTCACGAGCAGCAGCAATTTTTCCATCTACTGTTTGCGTGTGGCGAATCTTGAAAGATTGCTTAGCCTTTTTCATTGCAAGGTTGAGAGTGTTTTGGCACATAACACGAACTGGAGTGATTGCAGATTGAACCGCAACTGAACCATCGTGTGAAGTCCAAACGATGAGATAAAGTTTTGTCTCATCTGCTGCACCATTAGGGTCAAGAATCATAGTGCGGGGAATTGACATTGAGCCATAGACCACACGACCACTCTTTAGAGAACCCGCAGATTCCCAAACTACATCAGGATTTCCATCATGAATATTATCTGCAAACGCAAACAAATCTTCATTCTGAACTGTTTTGTAGCGTGAGCCTACAACTGAGAGAACATCTTTTTGTCCTGCTGTTGTTGGATTATCACGAACTACAAGATAGTTATCTGAAACTGTTGTGTAGTTAGGTTGTAGCAAATCTGAAACAGATTCTAATTGCACATTCCAATTAGAGAGATTAGCACCCTGCAACATTTGTGCTGTTGTAACAGCCTCATCTTGCGTGAATACTTTATTGGCGAAAGAGTGCCAAGCGGGATTAGTGCGAAGATTTACTGCAAGCGTTGCAGAACCATCGTTGATTTCGGATTGGTGAGCAAGATTGCCCACAGGTGATTGAACTGACATAGGTTTTTCCTTCTTTCTATTTGATTGTTAGACTTATTATAACAGGGGGCACTGACATTTGTCCATTTTGAATCGTAAGATAACTAAACATTTGTCCATAATGTCCAAATTTGACAGTGTGAGAAATCTCACACGTAATAGTTATCCACACGTAATACACAGACACGCCCGACTGCGTCGGCATTTTTTTGCGGAAATGTCAAGGCAACACGCCGTATTTATTTATGAAATACAAAATAAAAAATAGATAGCACTACAGCGATGGCCCCATACACCAATACATACGCTGCAATGCTATCCATTTTATTTTACCCCTCTTTAAATAAACTCCGTTAGATCTCGATCAGAAATTTCATTTACGTCAACACCTTCAGATTCAGCTATAGCTTCCCATAGGTCCTCTTCAGTAAAGTCACCGTCAGGATGCCATTCGGCCAATACTTCAAATAAACCTTTACTCATAGTCTTCACCTGCAAAGTCATCTTGACACCATGCATCTAAGTGATGCGATTCAATTAATGCCCATGCTGGAGCACTATTTTTTCCACGCCAAGATACGCCTTCAGGCAATTCAATTAAACGCTCCTGGCTATCTTCCCAATATGCGTCAATTGCATCTATGCAAGGTTGCACCATAGAGTACGGGACGGGTGGGTAATGGTTACCTCGCAAGTGCATTGCAATTGCAGATTCCATATCTAGGCCCAAGGTACCATCCGCTAATTCATTTGCTAGGTTGCTTCCCATTATTAATTACCTGCCAATTCAATAACGGCGTGAGAGCCATCTGCGTTGATACGATATAGTTCTTGTGCAATTTCCTCACGAGATAAGCCTTTACCTATCAAGTCAAGCACTGCGGATTTATTCATTGCAATAAACGCACCTTCGGGGAGCATTGCAATTCTTGGCATGAAGGGAGAAGTTGGAGAAACTTTAGAAATAAACTTTACGCCATCCACTTCAAATGGAAAAGAATTCCAGCCAGTTGTGTTTAGTTCATGCATTTTCATTAGTTATTTTCACTTTCTACTTGTTGGGTAATTGTATCAAATTCACGGATTTCGTCTGCAATATTAGACATAAGTTGCTCACCTAGGCAAGCATATGCAACGGTTGTAGCGGTCATAGCGGAGAGAGTTGCAGAATACCGAAACATTAGTTCTGCAATATGATTTAGTTTGCTGAAGTCACCTTCACACAATTCCATTGCCATATCACGGGCTGACGACATTACTTCATCTGAAGTAAGGGCTTCGGCTGAAGCCTGCTGGATTTTCATTGCAGTTGCAATAGACATTAGTTTGCCTCTTTCTTGTTGGGAGTTGTAATTGTAGCAGATAGCACTGACATTGCTTCCACTGTTGATTGCTTGCGTGTCTCTTCGACATGCTTCTTGAATTCATCTAAGTTCATGAGTTTACCTTTCTTGTTGTTGATAATGGAAGTATAGCAGGTTAGACTGACATATTCAACACGACACGCCGTAATTCTCACGTAATGAGACACGTAATCATGTGACAAATCTCACACGTAATGCGACACGCCCGACTGCGTCGGCCCGTGTCCGTTATGTCCAAATTATTTACGCATAAAAACGCAAATTTTAGATCAGCTATTCAAATTTATTTTTATATTTGCGTTTGCGATTATATTTTTTCTTTGACGGAATTGCAGTCGCAGCATTACTGCGACGCAACTCTTGAATTCGCTTTACTTTTTCCATAATTTTATTCCTCACACTTGCCACAGTAGCAATTTCCTAATTCTTTATTATTGCACTCCTCTTTAGTTAGTGCAGGTTCCCATTTACGCATTACATCGCTCATCGCTCTACGACCCTTCTGCCTTCACGATAAAAAATTTTGGTATAGCATTTACCTGACGGGGTGTAGAGATTTACAGTAGAATACTTATCTGCAAATCCCCAGTCAATAAACTTTGCAAACTCTTTGTGTGCTTGCAATTCATCTGAGTATTGTCCTGACCAATAAGGTGAGGTCTGCTCATCATAGGTTACTGTAATTTTATACATTGTTAAGCCTCGCTTCCTGAAAATAATTGGTGGTATTCCGCAACCTCATCAGCGGGAATGTTGTAAGGGTTGCAATCGCAATAATCAAAATCATAGTCGCCGTCTGGAGATACCCAGCCAGTTACGCCTTGACCATAGCAATCTGAGCAATTTACGATTTGCTCTAACGCATTTTTTATATTTGACATTTAGTTGTCCTTTCTTGTCTGACATTTACATTTTGTTATTTCTATTGTATCACCTGCCACTGACACAGTGGCAAGCGTATCACAATTAGAACAGATAAAGATTTCCATTAGTTATCTTCAATCTGAACGCAAATTGTTGCGTAAAAATCTGAACCCCAAGTAGAAACTTTTTCGGGATTATAAGTTGGTCGGACTCTTACAGTATAAGCCTGAAAGTTTGAGCCATACCATACATTATCACGCTTTTCTGCGGATTGGATTATTCCATCTCTATGTCGCCCTAGTGAGCGATAGTATTTACCTTCTAATAAGGTTTCTATGTCGTATTTATAAGTTGCCATTTTAGCACTTCCTTTTCTTTTTTGTTATGCGATTATTGTATCAGAGGGGTCTGACATTTTGGGGGATTTAGAGGGTGTGTCTAAATTATTTATTTGTGATTTATCTCACATTAGAGGCAATTTATGCAATTGCACCCTTTAGATGAGAATAGATACTTTAGCAATTCCTTGCGAGTATAAGCGTCTAATCCATAAGACGATTTAACACCACCATTGTGGTATTCGTGGACTATTGTTGAGAATAGTGTTTCATTTAGTGTAGTCATTTTGACCACCTTTCTTTATTTTCTAATACTGGAAGTATAACAGATAAAACCGCTACTGTCTAGTATACTGGGTAGTAGTCTCACTATTTGGAGCGTGAACTTTGTGAGAAAAATCACATCTTACGTAAGCGTGTGCGACACGCCCGAGTGCGTCGGCATTTTTTTGCAGCTGTTACACTGCAAAAATTTTATTTGAAATCTTTAAAAATTTCTTCAACAATTTTTAATTGCTCATCATTAAGATGATCCAATTGAATTGCATCTGCAAAACCAAAAATATCTTTTTCCATTATTCAACCTCTTTCCATTCAAAACAATAAGAATCTGAAACAAAATTATTTTTTATTACATTGTCAAAAATTGATAACGCTTGGTCATCATTTTCTGCATCAATGTCTAACCAAACACCAAATGTGTATTTTTTCATTAGAGGGCTCCCTCTTGAAATAAACCAATTTCAATGTCTAGCATTTCAGCGGGAGTGGCTTCGGATAAATCTACCCAACCAGCACCCTCTTCATTTATACGAAAAATTTCAATGTAACCCATTATTTTACCCACTCACTTATTTCATAGTAGGACATAAATTCTGCAAGAGTCATTAGACCCTTGTATTCATTACAGGATACGCAGAAATTTTCATTAGCGTATTGTGAACAGAAACAGCAAACAATTTTATTTGCATACTCTACAGGGAGAGTGTTTAGTGTAAATGTAGTCATTTTAGACCACCTTTCTTTAGAGGATTTCTTTACCTCTTGTTTTTCTTTATACTGTAATTATAGCAGGGGGGTCTGACATTTACTGACGGGTAACTATGACAAATCGGACATTTCAAAATGTGACTTACATCATGTGGATAACTTGAGCGTAAAATTTAATGTGACTTAAGTCATGTGGACGACACGCCGTCAGCGTCGGCACTTTCGAACAAACGTTCGAATGCATATTTATTCATGATCGTGAATAAAAAAGCTGCGAGCAGTTTTATAACTTACTCAGGTTATTTTTTTTATTCGTGTTTTAGATTTTTGTAGACTTCTTCGTGAAATCTATCGCTATCAAATTTCTCGTTATCATCTGCGAACATCTGAGAAAAATCATAGACTAAATCTTCGAATACTTGTTGCGGAATTTCATCACCATAAGAGTTTAGAATTTCTGCTGTTGCTACATAGTCTTTGCGTGTCATCATTTTTTTATGTGTCCTTTTCTTTTTAGTTACTTGCTTGTTTTTACCATAGCAAAACGGCGAGAGCCATTTGCTAAAACTAAACTAACGCGAGTTACCTTATTAGAAATCGGGGAGAAAGAAGCGATACGACCTGTAACGCCTGTCTTGCTAGTAGTGAAGAGGTCTCCGATTTGGTATGTGTATCCTGATAGTGTCATTCTGTTATGTCCTTTTCTTTTTGTTGGGTTTTGTGTTGAGCAGTTTTAATAGACTTGCTCAGGTCTTTTAGCGTATTTCGCTAAGGTTAGATTGTTACTGTGGTGAAACGCTCTTCGCCATCAACATCAAGAAGCACTACTGTGCGGTTTGCGTCTTTTGGCTCGATTGCTTTGATGACTCCAGTAATTCCGCTCTTCTGTGTTGTGAAGAGGTCGCCTACTTGGTATGTCTTATTTGCTACTGTCATTTTTTTGTCCTTTTCTTTTAGGTGGTGATTTTCCTAGTATAGCACTAGGGTCTGACATTTTGTCAAATTTAGAGGATTTCGTCTGGGTCGAAATCGGGGGTCGCTATGAATGAGAATTCATCTGAGTTCTCTTCTTCCCAAATGTCGTTCTGTTCTGAAATGAAATCGAGGGGGGATAGAGTAGAGGTTCTTTCCCAAGAGTAAGTGTATGACATTAGTTTAGTCCATTCTTTTTGAGGTCTTGATAGATAGCATAGCATAGGGGTATGACAACACCCAAGAGGGCTAGTTGCACTAGGGTAGTAATTATTCTATTAGTCATTTATTTCTACCTTTCGCAAGTGTGCCACTACATTTTTAGAAACCTTTTGTAGTTCGGCTACTGTCTTATTCATCTCATCAGCACTAGACGCTATGAATCCTACACCTAGTAGTGTAGCACCATCCCATAGTGAGTATTCTATTTTCATTTTCATTCTTTATCTTCTTTCTGTTAGATTCTTTTTTGTTGCTTAGGATTATTTGCCCTATTGCTAGGGGCTCACCTAAGATTTTTCTACTGGCAGGGATTTTGCCTATTTACTTTTTCTACCCTTATTTAGTTATGTCGCTAGTATAGCAGGGGGGTCTGACAAATAGGGGGCGACACGCCCTATGTGTCTATGTGATTTAGCTCACACGATTAGCGAATACCCATTGGGACTCGCTAGGGGTTAGATAGCGGTGAGAGATAAGACCCTCAGAGGCTACTAGATGGACATACGCCATACGGCTAATGTAGTTACCATTAGCAAGGCGGAAGATGGAATTAGACTTAGTATTACTACTAGCCATAGGATGAGTAGGTTCTACTACTACTGTTAGTGAGTTCATTAGAACTCCTTTCTTTATCAAGAACCTTTCTTGATTTTCTTTATAGTAGAATACTAGCACACTAAATTGGAAAAATCAAGTCTAAACACGGCGTGTCGCAAAAAATTTATGTGATCTACCCCACATATGGGTGCAAAATGTTCGATTTGACCGTTATGTGCGGACTATTTTTTTTCAAAAAAGGTTTTTGAAAATGGAATCATACAAATTAAAATTCCATTAACATTTTGATCAAAAGTAAAATACTCATTAGTAACATAGCTATGGACAAAAATGGCGGGAACTGCTAGAATTGAGCTATGAGAATAGTTATATGTGATATTTGTAAGAAAGAAATCGAGTCTAGATCTAAATTTGCTCACATGACACTCTTAAATCACTTAAAAGAGCATAAAAATGTGACTTAGATCACATATATGTTAAACTAGTTTATTATGAATACTTTTATAGCAGCAGTTGGAGTTGTAATTATTATCCTTATGACATTTTCTAACTTTATAGATCACTAAATATGTGATTTATGTCACACTTATAAACTCTAAACCTAAACTTTACTCTTCAGATTTGGTATTTTGCTCATCTTCAAATATAAAAGAAGGCGGGGGAGCAAGGACTTGTCCTTGTTGGTGCTTAAATAACATAGAATCAACATCAGCACCTAGCTTCTCACCAATCAAAGCTAACATATCATAATTTCGCTGGGATTGAATAAACATTGCACCAGATAACTCTCTTAAATTCTCTAGAATTTCTAAGATAGCGTCAGTATTGCCTAATTCTTCGCCTAAATTACCCATTATCTATTTCTCCTATGATCTCTTTGGTTATATGGTCCCATTTATTGCCTTCCATTCCCGCCGAATGGTTTATTACTAAATCTCCGTCATCGTTGGTCATTGTATAAAGCCATTTTGCGGGGCTTACAGGGCTCTTTGCGACGATTATATCATTACAGCTAAGCTCTATACTAAAATTATCTACATCGTCGTCGTGAGCCTCTATGTAGGCTCTTTCTATACTAATTTTTGCCATATGCTAATCCATTTTTTCGGGCTCACTCATTTCCGCCCTTATAATTTCAATTAAATTATTATATAAAGTGGAGCCAGCGGTATTTTTATACCCGCATGCAAAACAGTGTAGCACGATTTTTTCTTCTTCCTGCTGATGGCTCAATGGGAAGATCGCTTCTTCATTTTGGTGCATAGGACAGGCGAGGAAGTTTACCCTCCCCGCCTGTGCTAATTGTAAGTATTCTGAAAAGACTTGTATTCGCATTATGCGGTCACTAAGTTAGCCCTATTTAAAACAGAATTTACATATTGCCGAACAGTAGGATTTCCTGGAACTGGTTTGTTCCAAGTGCTCTTATTTCCTGCTCGGGAGGGCAATAGGTGTGCTGCAATTGCTTTTTCCCAGTCATGGTACTTATTGTAAGTAGCGTTCAATTCCAAAATTATCTTTTGATCTTGAACCCATTCTGGGGCATGGCAAGCATCCTTGTAGCCTTTATAGTTATTCCATGTTGAAGGCATGTATTGGTACGCACCACATGCTGAACTGGATCTGGACTTGCGATAATACGCTCCCGCTCCACCTGTTTCAGTGGATTTAAGTGCATTTGCTAGTCTTGAGATTATTACCCGCTTGTCTACTCTTGTTGTTTTTAGATTTAGCTCGTGGCTATAATCGGGCATTAAAAAAGTGCTTCTAGAAGATAAATCATTAATTAAATAAAGAGTTTTATGCATTCTTTTATTTAATATATTATTATAATCTATATTAATTATATCTTTTATATTAACTAAATTATTATATTTATTAATATATAATATATTTTTATTATACACTATTGCTTCCTTCATTGCAGCGTGTGCTTGTTGATCCACACCAAAAATTAGTGTGAGAATCATCACACATATCATTGTCCACGCTGTCCTTATCCTTGCTTTGTTCTCATTGTTCATTTTGAACCTCCTGGGGTAAGAGTAGTAATATCCAGTCTATCATGATATACTAAGAAAAACAACCCGAAAAGAGTGTTATGCAAGTCTCATTTACTGGTGCTCCAGAATTTATGGATCGTAGCGTAGGTTACGGAGAAGCATCTAATCATATATTTAATTCATTTAACAAGCTGGGCATAGAATGTGTTGTTAAATCAAGAGAACCAAATATTGGTATTTCTTTTATTCAACCAACTAGTTATACATTTGCTAAAGATCAATACAAAATTGGTTATACACCTTGGGAGTCTACAGAATTACTTTGGGGATGGGCAACTCCATTGAACCAAGTAATTGATGAACTCTGGGTAACATCCGAATGGAATGCAGAAATTTTTTCTAAGCACACTAACAAACCAATATTTATTTATGAACACGGTATTGATGATAGTTGGATTCCTAAGAAACGTGAACTCAATAAATCCCGCCCTTTTAGATTTTTGCATGTAGGCGAACCCTCATTTAGAAAAGACGGGCAGATGGTTGTAGATGCTTTTATTGCAACGTATGGAGACAATCCAGATTACGAGCTAATTTTAAAATGCAGTAGATTAAACACTACAAGAGTTTATGACCCTATTACTGGAGAAATTTCTGGAAGCCCAAGTGCTTTTTATAAAAATATTAAAATTATTGAATCAGAATTAAGTGTAGAGCAGATGAACGGTCTTTATGACATGTGCGATGTTTTTCTTTATCCATCTTGGGGTGAAGGTTTTGGTTTTAATCCATTACAAGCAATGGCATCTGGCATTCCAACAATATGCACAGCAGGTTGGGCAACATATTCAAGATACATAACAATGCCGTTAGATTCTAAATGGTGGGACTCACCTTGGCAATCTACGCATCCAGGATTAATGTTAAAACCAGATTATGCACAATTAAAAGATTGCATGCAACAAATTACAAAAGATTACAAAAGATACGCAGATTTAGCTTACAAAAATGCTTTCTTAATTCATAAAGATTACAACTGGGAAAAAGTGTCTAAACCTGCAGTTGAGAGATTGAAAAAAATACAAAAAGACCATTTTTAAAATTTTAGTGTGATACACTAGGAGTCTATCTAAAAAATCCGAGGAGAACTATATTAAATGTCTAGAACTATTGAAAACCCATATGAAAACTTTATCGCACTATCTCGCTATGCAAGATGGTTAGAAAACGAAAATCGTCGTGAGACATGGGGTGAAACAGTAGACCGCTACTTTAATTTTATGCAAGGTCATCTTCGTGATAATCATGGTTATGTAGCAGATGAGGCACTTGTAACAGAACTTAAAGATGCAGTATTTAATCGCAATGTTATGCCGTCTATGCGTTCTGTAATGACTTCAGGACCAGCACTAGAAAGAGAAAATGTTGCAGGTTATAATTGCTCATTTATTCCAGTAGATAATCCTAGATCATTTGATGAAGCAATGTATATTCTTATGTGTGGTACTGGTGTTGGATTCTCTGTTGAGTATAAGTATGTTAATAAACTTCCCGCCCTTCCAGAAATATTAGAAAAGTCAAACACATTGATTTCTGTTGGGGATTCTAAAGAAGGTTGGGCTAAAGCGTACCGTGAACTTCTTTCACTTCTTTGGGCAGGACAAATTCCACAAATTGATATTAGCAAAATTCGTCCTTCAGGTGCTCGTCTTAAAACTATGGGCGGAAGATCATCTGGACCACAACCGCTAGTTAATCTTTTTGATTTTACAATTAAAATTTTTAAGGGAGCTCTTGGTCGTCAACTTAAGCCAATTGAAGCTCACGACATTATGTGTAAGATTGGAGAAGTTGTAGTTGTTGGAGGCGTACGTCGTTCAGCATTAATTTCTCTTTCTAATATTAATGATATTGAGATGGCAGCAGCAAAAGCTGGTAATTGGTGGGAATCAAATGCACAACGTGCCCTAGCAAATAATTCTGTTGCATATTCACGTAAACCAGAAATGGCACAATTTATAGCAGAATGGAAATCGCTTTATGATTCAAAATCGGGTGAAAGAGGTATCTACAATGTGGCAGCAGCCCAAAAGCAAGCAGCCAAATATGGTCGTCGTTCTGAAGAAATTCATTACGGAACAAATCCTTGCTCAGAAATTATTCTACGTCCTTATCAGTTTTGTAATCTTTCAGAAGTCGTATTACGTGAAGAAGATACACCTGAAACTGTTGCAAATAAAGTTCGCCTTGCAACGATCCTAGGTACATGGCAATCAACACTTACAGACTTCAAGTATATTCGTAAAATTTGGAAAGATAATACAGAAGAAGAACGCCTACTAGGAGTTTCACTTACTGGACAATTTGGTAATAAGTTTTTTTCAGGTCAAGACGGCATGGCAAAACTTGGTGAAGTCTTAGATAGACTTCGTGAATATTCTGTTGCTACAAACATTGAAGAAGCTGGAAAAATTGGGATTTCCGCTTCTGCCGCAATCACTTGCGTTAAGCCATCAGGCACAGTATCTCAATTGGTCGGGGTAAGCTCAGGAATGCATCCTTGGCATTCAGAATACTATATTAGAACAGTTCGTGGAGATAAGAAAGATCCAATTACACAATTCTTAAAAGATTCAGGTATTCCTGCAGAAGATGATGTAATGAAACCAAATGACACAACTGTATTTTCATTTCCAGTAAAAGCACCTTCAAATGCTATTACTAGAAATAAAGTTAATGCAATTCAACAACTTGAAATTTGGCTTACATATCAACGCCATTGGTGTGAGCATAAGCCTTCTGTAACTATTACTGTTAAAGAAGATGAATGGATGGAAGTTGGAGCATGGGTTTATAAGCATTTTGACGAATGCTCTGGAATCTCTTTTCTTCCATATTCTGATCATACATATGCTCAAGCTCCATATCAAGAAGTTGAAAAAGAAGCTTATGATGAACTTGTTGCAAAAATGCCAAAAGCCATAAATTGGGAAGCATTATCACTATATGAGCTAGAAGACTCAACTACTGGATCTCAAGCATTGGCTTGTGTATCTGGGGAATGTGAAATTGTAGATATTAACCAATAAATGGTAAAATATAACCTATAGGGGTGTGATATGGCTATTAAAGAAATTAATTATGATATTATCCAAAACGATACTTGGTCTGTTGATATAACTGTTAAAGATTCAGTAGGAACATTAATAAATTTTAACGGATATAATTTTTTAATGGAAGTAAGAGATAAAGAAGGCGGAAACATTTTATGTGCTACCGCAAGCTTGGGTAGCGGAATTACAGTCACTGGAACAGGCGTTATTCATGTTGAGTTAACCCCAGCTCAAACAAATAAATTTAATTTACCAAAATCCAAATATCAAATCATATCTATAGATGGAAGTTTAAGGCGTAAAACTCTTGTACAAGGATGGTTTCAAGTTAGGCCTAACACCATACTATAATGACAGATAATATTTATGTACAACAAATAAATAATGAAGTAACCATATCTTCTGCGGGATATCAAGGTCCTACAGGTATTCAAGGTCCTTTGGGTTTTCAGGGCACACAAGGTATTCAAGTACAAGGTATACAAGGCACACAGGGTGTGCAAGGTACACAGGGCGTGCAAGGCACGCAAGGTATTCAAGTTCAAGGCACACAAGGTGTGCAAGGTACACAAGGTATACAGGGGTTACAAGGCACACAGGGTGTGCAAGGTACAACTGGTTCTCAAGGCACACAAGGTGTGCAAGGCACAACAGGTTCTCAGGGCACACAAGGTGTGCAAGGTACAACTGGTTCTCAAGGCACACAAGGAACTCAAGGTGTTCAAGGTACGCAAGGCGTACAAGGAACTCAAGGTGTAGTAGGACGAGACGGTAACTTTGGCGGGGCATCATTTGATTATACTTTTACAACTGCTACAACTAATGCTGATCCAGGCATAGGAAAATTAAACCTTAATAATATAGTTGTTGCAAGTGCTACACAAATCTACTTAGATAACAGTGATGATAATTCTACAAACTTAACTTCATTTTTAAATACAATTGGTAATTCAACATCAACAATTAAAGGTCACTTTAGAATTTCTAAGAAATTTGATTCAAGTGCATTTATGTTGTTTACAATATCTTCTACAGTAGATAACACTGGATGGTTTACTGTTGGTTGTTCTTATGTTTCTGGTAATGGAACTTTTGCCAACAATGAAGATATAATTATTACTTTTGCAAAAACGGGTGATAAAGGTGATACTGGTTTACAAGGTACACAAGGTTTACAGGGGTTTGGATACGCTCAACTCCAAGGCACACAAGGTGTGCAAGGTCTACAAGGTTTACAAGGCACACAAGGTGTGCAAGGCACACAGGGTGTGCAAGGTACTCAAGGCGTGCAAGGCACGCA